ATTGCCTGTAGGATTTGGTTTATACAGCTGAATGTCAGAAACAACAGGGGGTCGACTGTAGCCAAAATGACGAGCTACATTCGCTCCAGCCCGAGCACATACTTCAGTAGCACGTGCGTAAGGGCCTATAAGTGGGGCGTCTGTGAGTGCACCGGCAGCACTAGCCACAGCCGAAGCTGTTGCTGAGATGATGCCTTTGCCATATTCGTCGCCAGAGTTCATGGCGCCTCTCTTACCGCTTTGTACAGAGTACTCGCTTGTAGGCATAGTTAGAGTGAGGTCCTCCGCCCAAGCATATATTGTTATGTGGACAGGATCATTCCCTTGGTTTGCGTGTTGTAAGTCCTGAAAAGACTTTAAATACATTTCGCCAAGATCTCTATACTCTAAGCCTGGCAGCGAAGCATAATTGTGGTTGTAGAAGAATGGTAATATCATCTCACCACCAGAGTTGGTTGACGGGTTAATGAAAATGTGTGGACGTTGTGAGGCTTGCACCATATCAACTTCCAAAAAATTTCGTATAACTGTCAAAGCATCTGTAGCAGACCACGGATTGTAGGCAAGCAGGGCTCGACCATAATGAAAGCCAGTTCCTGAAATCACTACCTTAACATGCAACTTCGTCCTCAGAAGCGCGTAGTGACTCATCTTTTCTTTGACTCTGGCATCCTCACACCAAAGCCTCCATGGGTTGAACTTTTGAAATAAAGGTTGACCAACCGACCATGTAAAGTCAGCTATTCTAACAGGTCTCTCTAAAAAGCTAGAAATAGATGACGGTGTCGTCGAAACGATATCCATCGTAGCATCTGTTCCAGCCTTAATTTCAGTAGTCCACCCCGGCTTCTGATCCGCAAAAGCCGTGATTGTTTGTTCCACATGGGTAGGTCTTTCTCCTTCCGTAGTTCCCACATTACCGGACTGTGGTTGATATCCGTATGGGTTTAAATTATGAATTATAAAATTAGTTATGCATTTATTAACACGGAGTATGCGCTCGCATAAGAGCACACCTCTGTCGTAACAGTTTTTGAGGTGATAGGCCTCTACAGTGAATACTGCAAACCACTACGGTTCTCATAGATATGAAGCGATATAAACATATGGTTGTTACCACACACACGAAATACACGTAAACCATACACATCCAACTATTTTTGATTCGTCCCTGGACTAACGATGACAGATAGTTCCGCCTCCGGACAGTTTTAAGACTTGACGGTCAAAGCCCCTTAAACGGGGGAAAACTTGTAGCCAGCTTCACTCAGAATAGGTACGAACTTGCTAGGACACACGAAGTGTCCGTAAGTAGCAATGATTTCAAAACCATCTTCTGTGTAGATAGCGCCGACCACAGTGGAGCGAGGGTCAAGGACATGAAGTGCCGTAGCATACTTCGTAGCCTGTTCCCGTACCTTACGGTACGCTCCAGGTCTGCCATTTATCGCTTTAGTTTCAATAACAATAGCGAAACGTGGATGGACATAAACCATATCTGGTCTACCAATATTAGGTAATAGAAT